TACCGCCTACTCAAATGCGCACTACCGCCTACTCAAATGCGCACTACCGCCTACTCAAATGCGCACTACCGCCTACTCAAATGCGCACTACCGCCTACTCAAATGCGCAAACAACATTGTGAAACATATGATTTACTGCGGTTCACAGGAGGTATTCGTTTTTATAAAAATATTAAAAACTATTAAGAGTTTTTAATAGGGGGGGGGAACTAACGCAAAAGGGGGGGGGAACTAACGCAAACCAAATCCATGGAACCCTATATTTTCAGCCATATATAGAAACATTCGTTTTGGCGTAAAGAATTTAAAGACTATATAAAGTCTTTAAAGGGGGGACGGCTCTTTTTAGTCGCCATCCCCTTTAAAAAACAAAAGGTAATAACTCGCTCTTCCTAATTCACTATTGAGTTATTACTTTTCTGTGAAGATTGAGTTAAGCTTGTGAAAACCAAGTTTAAATTCAATCAATACATGAAAAGTAAAGTTGTCAAATCCATTAAACGAATCAAGAAAAAATGTGACGTTTATAATCTAGAAGTCAAAGACAATAACAATTACTTTGCAGAGGATATCCTCGTCCATAATTGTGACGATGCGAACAACGTTGTTGATGTAGAATCAGAAGTCATTCGTGTTGGGGTGAATGAATGGTGGGACTTTGTTATGTCCACTCGCGTTAGCAACTTCAAGACGGCTCGATGGATTGTCGCCCAACAAAGAACCCACACATTAGACCTGTCTGGCCATGTGCTTGCCAAGAACAATGATGACTGGATTCATTTGTGTTTACCGATGGAATTTGAGAGTAATCGGCGGTGTCAAACAGTCCTTCTCAACAAAGAAACTTGGCAAGACCCGCGTCAACATGAAGGAGAGCTGTTATGGCCTCAAGGGATTGGGCCAAAAGAGCTTCAGAACATCAAATCAGACTTCAATTATGACTCCTATCGTATCTCTGGTCAGTTACAGCAGAGCCCTTCCCCTGAAGGAGGAGGCATCATTCAAAAGAGTTGGTTCAAGTGGTGGAAGCAACCTGATTACCCTGAGTTTAAATATATCCTCCAGAGTTGGGATACAGCCTTAACCAGTAACGTTAATAGCTGTTACAGTGCTTGTACAACATGGGGAGTGTTTGAAGAGAATGGTATCAAGAATATTATGCTCTTAAGCCTCTTTAGTGAAAAGTTAGAATATCCTGAACTTCGGAAAATGGCTGTCAGACTCTATAATAATTATGAGGATACGTTAATTGATGAACCTATCTACGGTATCAATAGAGCTCATCATATTCTTATTGAACAGAAAGTTAGCGGCTATTCTCTCTTGCAAGATTTAATGGCAACTAATATTCCTGTTTTGAAATTTAATCCTAATAAATATGGAGATGATACGGGACGAAAAGGAAAAGGAAAGATGGGACGTTGCCGTATTGTCACTCATTTGATGGAAAATGGCTTGGTATGGTTGCCAACAATAACCCCTGCCTGTCAGTTCTTGACCGAAGATTCACAGCTGTTTCTGAAAGCAGCCACTCTTTTCCCCAATGATGAAAGCAACGATATCATCGATAGCATGAGTCAAGCCTTTATTCGCCTCATTAGCTCTGGGTGGATTGCTAACAAAGAAGACCCTCGTGACTTTCCTGAAGAAGATAATTGGAAAAAACAAAAAAGGCGCTATTATTAAAAGAATATTCTTTTTTACTGTCGTTTTTATAATAATGAAAGATCAGACTTCTTTAGGTAACTATAGTCCTCCTTTGGAAGGAATTCCTGATCCCAATGCATCGAATCCTTCTCAGCCTTTTGAAAGTATCCACGGCAATAATCGTCTTCTCCAATTCCCTGATGGCAGTGCTGCTATTGAAGAGGCAACCAATCTGCCTAGAAAACAAACGGATAGTCACTTCCAAAATCTAGCAGATGTTTTAACCGAGATAGAAATTAAACAAATCGGCTTTGAATTAAAAGAAGCAGTTGAAGAAGATATCAGCAGTCAAGAAACATATCTCCACGCTCTCGCTGATGTCATTAAACTTCTCGGCCTTAATCTTGATGGCGATCGTGAAAAGGAAGATTTACCCTTTGAAGGAGCCAGCGGTATCTGCTCCACTGCCCTGTTTGAATCTCTCCTTGATATGCTGGCAACGGCCACCACTAGCCTTTACCCCCCTACAGGGATGGTCGATTGCGTTATTAATGGAGAAGTAACCCAAGAACTTCAAGACAAAGCTTATCGCAAGAAATTATTCTTTAATTATTATTTAACCCAAGTTGCCCATGAATTTAAAAAAGAAGGACGACGCGCTTTAACATGGGCCATTCTTGCTGGCTCTTGTTATAAAAAAGTCTATATTGATCCCCTTCTTCAAAGGCCCACCTCTCAATTTATTAGGCCTGAAGATTTCATTGTTAATACTCAATACGCTACCCATCTCAGTGCGCCGCGCAAAACTCACATTATTCGCATGTCAGGCAAAGAAATCAAGATTAGAATGATGAATGGCCAATATCGAGATGATGAAACTTTAATAAAAGTCAATACTCAGCAAGAAGAACGAGGAGAAATACAAGAAGCCCTCGATGAAATAAGCGGAAGAGAGAGAACTAATTATAGTATTACTTTAGATCAAGAGTATACATTGTATGAAATCCATGCCGAATATTTCATACAAGGAGATAAACGAGCGCCTCACTATGATTTGCCGATGCCTTATATTATTACGTTGGATGCCAATAGTGGGTATGTCTTAAGTATTATAAGGAATTGGGATAAGAATGATTTCTTAAGGAAGAAAAAAGAATATTTTGTTAATTATTCTTTATTCCCTGCGTTAGAAGGGGAAGGCTATGGGTTGGTTCATTATGCAGGGGGATTAGCAGAAGCTGCCACAGCGATTAAAAGACAGTTGATTAACACAGGAACTTATGCGAACTTTCCAGGCGGTGTTTATTCAGCAGGCATTCGATTAGAGAATAACAATATAAGACCTTCTCCTGGGGAGTTTATTCCTATTCAAGCGGGAGGAGAAGCCATTGATAAGGTTTTAACGGCTCTTCCTTATAAAGAACCTTCTCCCACGTTAGGAACGCTGTTAACAAGCATTGAAGATAGCATTAAGAAGCCTTCAGCCATTGTTAATCAGAAAGTAGCGGATATGACACCCCAAGCTCCTGTTGGGTCTGTGCTTGCCATGTTGGAGAGTTTACAGAAGGTGCCGAATGCAATTCTTGAAGGATTTCATGAGTCATTTGGACAGGAACTGATGTTATTCAATGATCGATTTGGTGAGTGGTTACCACCGAATGTTCCTTATCCTTTTAAAGTTCCAGGCGGTCAACATGAAATTATGAAGCAGGACTTTGATGAAGATATAAAAATCATTCCAGCAAGTAATCCTTCTTTACAAAATAGTAGCTATCGCTTTATGCAATCAGAAATCATTCTGACTCAAGCACGTCAGAGTCCTGATATTCATAATATGCGTTATGCGTATGAATATTTTTATAAAAATCTTGGATTGTCTCCAGAAGATATCCAACAACTTCTTCCTCCTCCTCCTCAACAGGCACCTCCGCCTTTTTCTGGTGATCCTGTTACTGAAAATACTTATTTGATGACCAATAAACCTGTTAGAGCGTCAATCGCGCAAGATCATGCAAGTCATCGAATGGTTCATCAATTGATTCTAGCAAATCCACAAGTTGATCCAACTATCGCGGCGGCGGTAAAAGCCCATGATCAAGAACATGAAGCGTTAGAGTTCTTGGTTGATATGCAAGCGAGAATGAATATTCAATTGCCTCAAGACCCTTCTCAAATTCCACCAGAGGTACAGAATCAAATTGCTGTTCAAGCAGCACAAGTGGCGCAACAGAAGCTGCAAGAGTTACAAGCTGCACAACAACCGCCTCAACCTCAAATTGATCCAACTGTCGCTGCTATTGAAATTGAAAATATTCGCACACAACAACGCAGAGAAAGTGATTTAAATAAAATAGAATTAGAGAAAATGAAATTAACTTTACAAGAAAACAAATTTAAAACAGAATCAGTATTAGCTGAGATGAAATTACAGCAAGACCGCGAGCGAGAATTCTTAAAAGAACAGTGGGCCACTCGCCGCGAAGAACTGAAGCTCCAACAGGAAAAAGAGAGCGAGTTACTCCGCGCACAGCTAGAAGAGAAAAAACTAGATATTGAGAATGCGCGTGAAGAGAGAGAAAGAATAGAAGAGCAACTGCAAAGAATTAATACTGCAACTCTTCCTAGTCAAGAATAGTATTAACATTGAAAAAAGGATAATAACTATGTCAAAAAATTCTCCTGCTCATGTTTTAATGAGTCATGGTGGTAAAGAACATCACAAGAATACACATGATAAATTTTCAACAGCTAAGCCCCGTTGTTATGCCACAGGTGGCTATGCTGAAGGTGGTGATACCTATGATGAAGGTGGGGAAACCATGAGGCGAGGAGGTCGTCGTCATCGTGATATGGGAGGACCTTTAGGTCCTGGATTTTTAGGTCCTGTAATGAACAATGCTAGCTGGGGACGTGCAGCTCCTCCTATGGGAGCTAATCCAGCAACTACAAATCCTACGAGTTGGAGCCCTAATGATATGAGAGATGCAATGGCACGATATCAGCAGCAATATCCTGGTTACTCTAAAGGATATCATCAGGGTTACTCTAAAGGTGGTCATGCTGAAGGTGGGGAAACCATGAGGCGAGGAGGTCGTCGTCACCACGCTGATGGGGGGATGAACAGGAATCCTCATACTGGTCATCCCCAATATGGTATATTAGATGTTCTAGATAATATTCCTATTCTTGGTGATATTAAGCGAGCTCTCTTTGCTGAAGGTGGGGAAACCATGAGGCGAGGAGGTCGTCGTCACCACGCTGATGGAGGAGACACCATGAGGCGAGGAGGTCGTCGTCACCACGCTGATGGAGGAGACACCATGAGGCGAGGAGGTCGTCGTCACCACGCTGATGGAGGAGACACGATTCCCGTTGAAGGAAAGGCTCGTGCTAATGCAATAGGGGGGCCTCAATTTGCTCGTTCTGCATTGGGAGGAAATCGAGCTTTTGCAGAAGGAGGGGACATGATGCGTCGTGGTGGTCATCGTAGTCGTCGTCACCACGCTGATGGGGGTTATGATGACTAATCGTCGATATCCTCGATATTATTCAGATGGAGGAGATACTCTTCCTCCATCTACTCCTTATGTGCCTGAACCAAGTGCTGATACGGATTTAAAAAGAGGCGGTCGTCGTCATCGAGCGACAGGAGGATCCATGTGTCGTGGTGGTCGTCGTCATTATGATGATGGAGGAACAGCTCAATCAGCACCATCATCAAACGGTTCTGATATATGGGGCACTCTTGGTCACATAGCTGAAATAGCTGCCCCGTTCTTACCTATGTTGCTTGCTTTAAAAAAAGGAGGAGAAGTAAGACAATCTAAGAGACTTCGACGAGCAGTAGGTGGAGCAGGAAAAACTCGTAAGAATTATCCTTATACATAAATTAGCAATTATAAGGTTAATGTTTAAGGTTTTTGAAAATATGATTAATCATTAAAAATAATTTAAACATTCTTATAACCTGAAGAATGTTTTTTTATTTGTAATGATTTACAAAAAGTGTAAATTATTATCATATTAATTTTATTTTGTGGAATTTGTTTATGAATTTAGAAGCTTATAATGTTTTTTTAAAAACTCGTTTAAATGAAGTAAGGGCTCCGTTGACAGAAAATATTTTAAATTCACTTAGTAATTTAGAAGATAAAAGAATATATCGTTTGGTTGGTTCGAGAGATGTTTTAAATGAAGTAATAAATGGTCTCGATGGTCTGTTAAAGGATTTTTATAATACTAACAAAATAGAGACGGTTGAATAATGGAAGAATCATTTTGTAAACAACAAATTGGTATTGATCCTGAAGTCTTAGGTTATCAGGTCCTTGTGAAAGGACCCATTTTACATGATAAGACAAAAGGTGGAATCATTTTGACTGACTCTTTGATTAAAGAACAGCAACGTCGTCAGAATATTGGTCTAATTTTAAAAATTGGTCCAACGGCTTTTAAAGATCGATGTGCCGATCGTAAATGTGAAGTAGGTCAATGGGTTGCTTACAGTAATTTTGAACGTAGTCCGGAATATATTAATGATTTTGTCTTATATTATATTAGTGATGCTCATATCTTGGCTCGTTACAGTGAAGAAGATGTTGAAAAAATATTGGAAAGATTTAAATAAAGATTAATAAACAGGATAGGGTGGTATGGAAGAGAAAGAAGTTATTGAAGGTTATTCTCCTAGTTTTTCAAATGATGGTTTTACTGATAATTCTGTTTATACTGAAACAATTCCTGATGAACAAACAAATGAAGCAGACTTAGAGAGTTCGCTAAGACCTCGCAAAAAAAAGGTTTCTTCTGATCGTCGTTTCGATCAATTAATGTATGAACGTGATCTTTTAGAACAGCAGAATAATTTTAAAAATTCTGTTATTGAAGATCAACAGCGTCAACTTCAAGAAATTCAAAATCAATTACAGCACAAAGATAAATTATCGAATGATTATTTTGAGACCGCACTACAGGAACGAGAAAGTGCGATCATTCGAGAAATAAAGCGGGCTAAAGAAGACGGTGATGTTGATGTTGAAGTAAAATTAATTGAAGAATTAGCTGATATTAAAGCTAAGAAAAGCACTAATTCTTTATTTCAATATCAACAGCAAGAACAGGCAGCGGAAAGAGTTGAGCGTTTTAAGCAACAAGACTATGTTCCTATCGAGACAACTATTCCAACGAATAATTCAAATGTTCCTGCTGAGTTTCGGGAATGGTTAGAAGAAAATACGTGGTATAATACTAGTCCTCGATTACGACAAGAAGCTGATGTTATTGCTCAAGATTTAAGTGATCGTTTCGCCTTTAATAATGAAGGTCATTTAATTGGAACACCATATTTCTTTCAGTGCGTTACCGATTCTATGCAAGATCGTTATAGATTAGCAAATAAAGCTCCTGCTAGGAAGATGATGGAAAGAGATGCCTATGAAGATGAAATTGTTGTTCCTGAATATGAATCCCCCGTTAATAATGTAGCCCCTGTCACCAGAAGAGGAATTAATATGGCTGATCAATATGTACAAAACCGTTTTCCATCACAAGGTCAAAATACCGTACGTGCTTTAACGAAAGAAGAATATGCGATTGCACGGCATTTACCTATTCGTCAAAAAGGAGAAGGAGAAGTTGATCTTGTTAGGCGTTATGCGCAAGCCAAGAATTATCCAAGGAGTCCTCTTGAAGGGGGAAGTCCTTGGCGTTTAACTATTAGGTAAGGATAAGATTATGAGCAGAATGGCAAGATCAATAAAAATAGATCGCCCCCATGAACGGGGAGAAGAGAGAGAAGCAGTTTCCTTAGGAGAAGATAGTGCTTTTAATTTACCAAAGCATTTTCTCGAAAAATATCCTGACAAAAGTTTTTGTTTTATTCCTTATCTCTGTGGGGGAGTTGAATTGACCGATGATTATTATGATGCAATTTATAAAAGAAAGTTTGAACCTGTACTGTCAACAAGCTTTCCAGAATTATGTCGCAGGATGCCTAATTCTCCTTTTGCCAAAAAAGAGGATGATAATCTGATTAAAGTAAAAGGTCAAGCTGTCATGATGCGTTCTGTAGAGGATAAAAAGGCTGAGGATGATAAGTATAATGAATATAATGCTCGCCAAGAATACTTAATCAATCTTCATAGACAAAATCCTCAGAATCCTGCTTTATTTGTTGATGAAAGACGGTGGGTGTCCGCTGGATAATAATTTTTCAAATGGAAATAATCGTCTTGAAGCTCTTAAATTAGCTTTTGAAATAGCTTTCAAGGTTGAAGCTTTTAATCGAAGACAAACGCCTGAAGAACGCTATTGTTCATTAGAAGAAGTTTTCGATCTATCTAATATTCTTTATGAATATATTGTTAAACCCAATTTAATAGGATTTCCGATGACAGATACAAAAATTTATGTAGGTGCAACTAACCTTACCAAAGGAAAGGTTACTGTTGAATTTGAAGGATTGCCTGATACAGCAAGATTCTTTTTGAGTCATCGAGTAATAGCAGGAACACCTGGATTTTTATCTATTCCTGTTTGGGATGACAAGAGTTTCACAATTACTTCATCAAGCGATGAAGATGAAAGTATCATTGATTGGTTAGTTGTTAATCCACCAGAAGAGACTAAGTAATGTAAGATAGCAATTCTTAATTTATCTTGTCAAAAAGCTTAAATTATCTTATTACTTATTGTAAGGATAACGAGTTCTACTCCTTGTTATCCTGTAAACAAGAGTAGATAGGTAAGGGGCTGTTTTAGAAAATTACCCTCCTTATGACCGTCTTTCCAGCAATGATGTGACGTACCCTAATTTTCTAGTTAACTTTATCGGCCATGCGTAAGGTTAATTTAGTTTCCGACATGGCTCCCTACGTGCCTATGGAATGGATTATCGTAGGAAGCGTCTTTCCAGCAATGATGTGACGTACCCCAAATTCCAATTTTTTGAAATTGAATTTTACTGGGAGGTTTTATGTCCTATGGACAGAATCTGCCTTGGGGGTTACAAGCTACACGGACCCTTGGGGCTGCATCATGGAATGGTCAAACCAATCCATATTTTATTAAATCAGGCTATTCCAACAATATCTTTAAAGGTGATCCTGTCGTTGTCGCAGGTACCACGGACGCGGGTGGTACTAATACAGGTTATCTTATTAGCCTTTATGACGTTAATACTAATGTCTTTAACGCTCAAGCAACCCTAGGGATTTTCCAAGGTTGTTCCTTTATTACCCCTACCGCTACGAATCCTATTGATCCAGCATCGCCAGGTCGTCAATATTGGCCAGCTAACACAGCCACTTTAAATGCAGTTCCTGCAGTTGCTTATGTCGTTGATGATCCTAATACTGTTTTCAATGTACAGACAGCAACAAATGTGGGTGCTATGCAGTCGGATGTTGGTAATACCTTTAATTATAGTTTTGTTTTGACAGGGACCACAGTTCAAGGAAATACCAATACGGGTCAATCTAGTGTTTCTGCAATAGCAGGAACTCCTCCTGCGCGAGGTCTAGGCTCTGCCGTTAGAAATATGATTTGTGTCGCTATTGTCCCTAGCCCTCCTAATCCTAGTACTGCTGGAACTCAATACAACAATATTGAAGTGTTGATTCAAAATCATCAATATGCGCAACGCGCGCCAGCTAGATTATAAGGAGAGCAAGCTATGGCATTAATAAATAGGTCGGCCTATCCTTCGCTGTTACGGCCAGGTTTGGCAGATGTTTTTGGAGATTGGAATACATATCCCGCTCTTTGGAAAGATGTTTACAAAGTTTTACGTTCAGAAAAAGCTGTTGAATATAGCTTGGAAATGCAGGGATTAGGACTTGCTGAATTGCAAGCAGAAGGTGCTCCTGCTTCTCAAAGTTACATGCAACAAGGTTATACCACAAGTTTTGTGCATCAATACTATTCAACTAGTTTTGTTATTACACGAGCAGCTATTGTCGATAACTTATATCAGAGTCAATTCCCACAGCAAGCTGTTCAGTTCAGGAATAGCTTGGAAACATTGAAGAACATTAACGCAATGTATATCTTCAACAATGCCTTTAATCCTAATTCAACAGTTAGCGATGGACAGCCACTTTGCTCAACGGCTCACCCAATTTCTACAGGGGTATTGGCGAATACCTTTACCAATGGTGTTGGGTTTACTGAATCAGCCGTCGAAGATGCCATTACCATTATTAGGTCATGGTATAACCTAGCTGGTTTGCAGATCAATTATCGATCCATTAAAACGCTTGTTCCTCAGAAACAAGCTTTTAATGCTGCTCGTATCTTTAAGTCTCAATATCAGACTGGAACAGGTAATAACGATATCAATGCGATTGTTCATGATCAGTATATGCCAGGTGGTTACATTGTTAATCAGTTCATTACCAATGGAAACTCTTGGTTTATTTTAACTGACTGTGATGGCTTCAGATATTACTTACGAGAAAATCTAGATATCGATTTTATCACCGATACTTTAACCAACAACGTAACCGTTCGAGCTTTAGAGCGTTATAGCTTTAACTGTCAGAATTGGCGTGCGGTATTTGGCTCTCAAGGTTCTTAAGAAAAGGAAATAAGACATGGTACAACCATTTTCAGTTCCTGCAAACATTCCAAAAGGAACGGCTGTTGCTGATGGATATCGAATAGCTCCTACTATTTCAACTTTAAGCGGTACAGGTGTTAGTACAAGTGGAGTTTTGATTTCTGGTTCTTCTTATAATAATTATGGACCAGGGATGTTGCAAACTCCTTTTAATACTTGGAATATAACCCCCTATCCTACAACAGTTGGAAATATTGTTGCCAATAATACAGTCGTTCCAGGCGCACGCTGGTTAACCTTAGCAGGTGATGGCGCGGCAACAACACTAACTCCTTCAAGCAATCCTAATAAGTTTCCACCTGGGGCACCCAATAATTTTTATTTGCAATTTGATTGGCCTCGTGTGCCTCAGATATCTTTAGTAGGGCCTAATTTAGGCGGCGCTATTAATGTGACCTTTTTTGGATTTGATTGGTATGGCCAACCTTTGCAACATACTTATAGTATTCAGGCAGCAGGAACTTATCCTGGGCCGCTTTATAATGTAGCAGCCTTGAAAGGAAAAGCTTTTTATCAAATTACGGGTGTGTATCTTAATGGCGTTATTACAAACCCAAATAGTATTAGTTGTCAAGTTTCTAATACCTTTGGATTACCTTATGTCTTGAAAACTTACAGTGATGTCAATCTCTTTGCTTGGAATAATAATGATATGAAAGTTCAAGGAGGGATAACTCAATTACAAGCGGGGACAGTCACCGTTAATACTCCAGTAGCACAAGCATTATATGATGCTAATGCTATTGTTTTAAATGCTGCCAATAATTATCAATCCTATGCTCCTCAAGTGTCATTAGCGTATCTTGGAGCAGCTACGCCAACTAGCATTATATCTGCGTCCGCATTTAATAGATCCACTCAAGCTGCAATTGGTAATTTTACCATAAGCTCTCTTAATAACACTGATATTGGTAAGATTTCATGGTCTATCCCTAATGGTGGTTACTATCTTGTCGCTATTGGCGATGCGACATCCCCTTCCACACAGCTAACAGGGGATGTAAGGGGATTATTCGAGCTTCCCTATTTAACTGAAACTTGGGCAAAAATACCTGATGGCAATACTAAGGCTATCTTTACTTATTATTGCGAAGGGTATGATGAATGGTTAAGCATATTGAATGCTGGGGGTCAACCTCAATTAAATGGCGTTGTGAATCCTGGTAGTAATAATATTGTTCCGCCTAATTTAACCACAGATATGTTTGGTGTTCCTCAATATTATACAGGAGTGGCCATTTAATGAGCCATCCCAAGGTTATATTTTGGCCTAATGTGGAAAATAACGTAGCCACTATTGCTCCTTTACAGGTTGTTGGGGATGATTTGACCGTTCAGATCAACTCTAATCAACCTAATATGCCTAATGTTCCAGTGAATAATAGTGGTGTGTATATCTATCAAGACATGCTTCGTACGGTCTCTATAACTTCACCGAATGATTTAAGCGCTATTTCTTTTTTCATTATGGGTCTAAGTTCTCCGCTAGATGAGAATGGCAATCCCGTTCTTTCAACAGTAGAGCTTGATACGGAAACGATCTTAGTAGGTCCGAATAATGGCACAGTTCTGACCACGCGGGTTTATCAACAGATTTATTCGATCACCACGGATATCGCAACGGGAACAGATCAAGTAAGCGTTGGATTTGGTTCAGGTGGGATTACAGCTTATACCTTTTTAAACTTAAATAGTTCGGCTCCTCAGGCGGTTCAATTGCAAGGACAAGTAGTTAATGGAAACGATAACTTTAACTATCAATTCTACGCCAGTATGACAAAGCCAGAAATTATTAATACGAACTATGGGACGGTTACTCCTTTTCCCCAGCCAATTCCTGCTTTTCCTGTGGGAACGCTAAACACGAATGTGAATATTCAAGTACCGCTTGTAGGTCCTCAAGCGATTATTTGGGCTCAAATTAGTGATGCTACTAACCCAGCATCAGACTCAGTAACTTCATTTTATTTCACCATTATAGAACAAGGAATTACAAGATGAAAGCTCGAAATAGACAAACCTCTTCTGTTCGAAATCCGCATAAACTGGCTGGGTCTTCCACGCATTCTAGTTTACATACTGAACCTTCCTTTATAAAGCTTCGTGCATCTCATGCTGACACATCAGAAGGATTACCTCATGAATACAATTCTCATGTAAGGCCTAGCAGAGGTAAGAGATTTAGTCAAGGTAAGGGAACGAAAGACAATCCTTATTGGAAGGTCCCTAAGGAATACGGCCCTAATTATCATCATAATTTAGCTAAAGAACATTTTGCTGAAGGTGGGAATATTAATCCTCATACTGGCCATCCTCAGTATGGATTTATTGGAAATATACTAGGAGGACTAATCAATCCTAGCGGGGCTTTAAGTAGTTTAGCGCATATGTTGCCTTTTTCAGAAGGTGGGACCGCAAAGGAGCACGCTAAAGGTGGTAAATGGATTCAAGGAGCTATAAAGCACCCAGGTGCTCTTCATATGGCTTTAAAGGTACCGAAAGGTCACAAAATTCCAGAGATGAAGCTGGAGAAGGCCAGTCATTCTAGTAGTCCTGTAATGAGGAAAAGGGCGAATTTAGCTTTAACTCTAAAAGGATTTCATCACAAGGGATGAAGGAGCATGTTATTAGATGGCAACCAGCAATACTTATACATTTGGGACAAACACTCAAATCGATGATTTAATTCGAGAATCATTCGAACGTATTGGTATAATTGGTGATCAAATTACTGGTTTACAAATCCAGTCAGCGATTACGTCAGCTAATTTAGAGTTGACTTCTTGGCAAGGAAAGGTTCCTCTACAATGGACTCGCAAACGTTTTCTTTTAAGTTTATATGTTAATCAACCTACTTATCAGTTGCCTACCACTATTACTCGGATTGTTGATGTTGCTGCGGTTCAACCTCAACGTTTAAATAGTGGAGGCACAGCCAGTTCTTCAAAGCCTGTACAATCAGGAACATCAGCGGCTAATTGCTTTAATCCCTTTAGTAGCACTGGTTGTATCCAAACAGAACCAAATGGAAATATTGCTTATAGTTATGGGATTTCTAATCCACAAAGTATTTCATATGTAGGTATTACACCGCTTCAGAGCCAATCTACTTATACAATTGCGGTAGATTACTCATTTGATAGTAGCAATTGGACCACAATTTATCAGGCACCAACTCAAGTTTATTATGCCAATCAAATAACATGGTTTGTGATTGAGAATTCTCTAAATGCAATGAGTTGGCGCATTCAAGAAACCAATAATGCCACTTTAGCTATTCAGCAAATCTATTTTTCTGTTCCAACAACGACAGGTACGGGCGATCGGTATATGACACCTTTGTCTTACACAGAATGGATGCAAATTCCCTCGAAAAATAGTCAAGGATTTCCCAGTTCTTATTTCTTTAATGAGCAAATTAATCCTTATATAACCTTATGGCCTATCTTGGGGCCAACAGCTGCTAATAGTCAGTTCACAGGATTGCTTTATACGGCTTATCAATATTCCCAAGATGTTACCTATTTATTTAATCAATTTGATGTGCCTCAAAGGTTTTATGATGCTCTTGTCGCAGGACTAACCTATCGATTGGCCGTTAAATTTGCCCCTGACAAAGCCCAGCTAGTTAAGGGAGATGCAATAGAAGCTTTCCAATTGGCAGCTTTAACTGATGCTACGTATGTACCGCTTCGTATTCAACCTGATTTTCTAAATTATACATGAGGTAGATATGAGAGTCAGGAATCACGGTAAATATACTCATATGAGAAAGAATAATCCACGAGCAATTGCTCGTTGTGATTACTCAGGATTTATGGTGGCTCATCGGACCTTGAAAGATCAATATCAATATCGAGGACAAGGATTGGTTAACACCGGCTATAAAGTTGATCCACACTTTTGGGACGAACCCAATCCTCAAGATTTAACGCCGCTTATTAAAGCTGACCCTGTGCCGTTGGTTAAACCGCGTCCCGATAATATTATTGATAATCCAAGTGCAAATATACAACTCCTTGTTCTAGATGTATCGGGTGATGAAAATATTACCTTAACACCATCTGAAGCAAGTAATATCAATTTTATATTTACAGGAATATTGACTGGAGATGTAATTATATTTGTGCCAGGCAGTTTTAATATTTTCTTCGTTACTAATAATACAACGGGAGGTTTTTCTCTTTTTATGCAAATCACTAATAATTCATCTTCCCTGATTTTATTAACTCCTAATCAAACAATGTATATTTGTAATGATGGATATACGTTATTAACAATTCACCCTAATTAAGGAACAGACAATGGCTCTAGAGAATGCACCTTTTTTATTAGTAGGAACTGATGTAACAGATGCTCCAAATTCACGAAATTTAACGAGTGATCCTTTTTCCTCAAATTTAATATTTGTTGATAGTGGACCTGGAGGGAATTATACGCTTTCTCCTGTTTTAAACTTACAATCATTAACTCAGATTGGCTCAACAGGATTAACAACTTATCTAGGGAATAATAGCTTTACTAGCCGTTCCATTACTTCGCCTGGGTCTATTTCTGTAACGAATCCTGATGGAAACGGAGGAAATATTGGCCTTTCGGTCGTTGATTTTACTTCAACACAAAATGTTCAAATTCAGGTTAGTGATTTTGCTCCATTAATTGGAAATACTCTCCAATTTATTCCTGGAACAAATATGGACATTAATGCAACGGAGAACAGTGGTATTCTTAGTGTTGTCTTTAATTCTGCTGCTGGAAGTGGAGGGGAAGGAACAGTAACAAGCATTGGGGTAGGAGCGGGATTAAGCAGCAACACAACTAATCCGATCACAACTAATGGCATTATTTCTCTTTCTCCTCTTGGTGCTCCATTGGTTCCTGGGACTTATATAAGTCCTCTGTTGAATGTCAATGAGTATGGTCAAATTACTGAGATCGTTAATGGGACAATTGGCAATGGAACAGTAACGGAAATAGCAACGGGGATTGGCTTAGAGGGCGGTCCGATCTTTACCTCAGGGACAATTTCTATTGCTAATATTGACGGATTGGCTGCTGGTACCTATTCAAATCCCATTTTAACGGTCAATCAACAAGGCCAAATCACAGAAATTTTCCCAGGACCTGGAGGTGATGGAACGGTAACGGAAATAGCAACAGGTGTTGGCTTAGAGGGTGGTCCAATCTATACGTCAGGGACAATTTCTATTGCTAATATTGCTGGGCTAAATCCTGGTATTTATACCAATCCTATTATTGAAATAAATGCTCAGGGACAAATTATTGATGCGATCCAAGGAACAGGAGGAGAAGGAACAGTAACGGAAATAGCAACAGGGATTGGGTTAACGGGTGGTCCGATCTATGAATCAGGAACGATTTCTATTGCTAATATTGCGGGATTAACGCCTGGACCTTATACCAATCCTAACTTAACGGTCAATCAACAAGGCCAAATTACTGAGATTAGTAACGGAAGTAGTTCTACGTTGCCTGGTCCTGGTGTCATTGTAACCGATCCATTAGGTACGCCAGCTGCTGTTTCTTATTTGATGGATAATTCAACTGAAGATACGGGTGGTTTATTCTTAGGCCTTAATACAGGATCGATAGGAAATAAAGTCCTTGGAATAGGGTATGGTGTTCTAGCTGAAAACACTGCTGATTTTAATACAGCCATTGGATGGTTGTCTTTAGCCACGAATTCATCGGGTAGTTATAATACAGCCGTAGGCCCTAACTGCTTAAATGCTAATCAGACAGGCAGTTACAATACAGCTCTTGGTGTCTTTTCTTTGCAAAGTAATACAACTGGTAGTAACAATCTTGGAATAGGACTTGATTCTTTATTCACAAATACAACTGGCAACAATAACGTTGGTATTGGTGTAGAGTCTTTGTATTTAAATATAACAGGAAGTGATAATGTAGCTATCGGCTACCAAGCGCTTAGGTCAAATGTTTCTGGGCAGAATGTAGCCATAGGAAGTGGGGCTCTCCTAAATACTGTCTCTGGTGGTAATACAGGTTTAGGCTATCAAGCTTTATTTTACAATACATCAGGAACGTCCAATGTTGCTGTTGGTAATGCCGCTCTTCAAAACTATCTAGGATCTAGAAATACAGCGGTAGGGTGGTCTGCTTTACAAAGTACACTTGGTACATCCTCGTCATCGGATAATACGGCTGTTGGTCAGCAAGCTTTAAGAGAGAATATATATGGACAGTTCTGTACTGCCGTTGGGTCAAATGCTCTTTTAAATTCTACAGCGGCTTCCTACTTGACTGCTATAGGCTTTAATGCAGGCGCAACTTATCAAACAACAGATAACTGTACATTTATAGGAAGTGGCACTGATGCGACAGTTGCCGGGTTGTCGAATATAGTTGCCATTGGTGCTAACGCGCTGGTCTCAGCTTCAAACAATATGGTTCTGGGTGGAACAGGCGCCAATGCTGTATCAGTCGTTGTTGGGGCAACTGAAGCTGATCCTTCTGCAGTTTTAGATTTAGAATCGTCGACTCAAGGCTTCTTAATGCCTCGGATGACATCGGCAGATAGACTCGCCATTCCTTCACCAGTAAATGGCCTTCAGGTTTATGACACCACAAGTGCTCTTCCTTACTATTATAATAGTACTATCCCCGCATGGCTTCCAGTAGGAACTGGTGGGTCAGGAGGGATTATTGAGGTAAACGTTATAAAATATGATACTCCTGGCCTCTATACTTATACGCCAACTCCAGGAATGGTATTCTGCCTAGTTCAGATGTGTGGAGGAGGAGGAAGTGGACGTCTTTCTACTTCGGGTACTCCAGGTGCAAGTGGTGGTGGTGGTGGATATACTCAAAAATTCTTCCTTGCTGGCGATATAGGGCTTTCTCAGAGTGTGACAGTAGGGGCAGGGGGGGCAGCAATTACTGGCACTTCAGCAAACAACGGAAACCCTGGAGGAACTTCTTATCTTGGAACTATACTTGCGGGAACAGGAGGATCGGGAGGAACACAAACAGCAATAGCAATTGGTGGAGTTGGTTTTGGTGGAGATTTTATATTGAACGGACAAAACGGAGGACTAGGGGTGAATACAGGGGCGGGTGCTTTAATAAGTCCAGGAGGGAGTTCGTTCTTTGGACCTTCTATGCAGCCACTTATAGGTTCAGCTGCAACCGGGAATGGAATAAATGGCCGTAATTACGGAGAGGGGGGAAGTGCAAATTATGCATCTGGTGCAGGGCCTTTTTCATCTGGAGCTGGTGCTTCTGGCGTTGTCATTATTACTGAATATTTAGCTTAAAATAAATGGCATTCGTTCTTACCTATACGAATCTTGTTACGAATCTGCAGAACTATCTGCAAAGAACGGATGCCACTTTTGTAAGTGAGATTCCTGTTTTTATTATGCTGGGCCAACGTCGTGTTGCCCGTGATCTTAAAATTTTAGGAATGAGAGTCGTTATTAATGGCACATTAATTCCTTCAAATCCCAAATTACAGAAGCCGACTCGATGGTTTAATACATCAACTTTTAATATAGGAACAGGAACGAACTCTGCTATTAAAAATAATTTACCGCTTAGAACTTACGAATATTGTAACATTTATTCTCCTAATCCGACTATTGTCTCTCAACCTAAGTATTTTGCTGATTTTGATTTTGATTATTGGTATTTAGCACCAACACCTGATCAAGCTTATCCATATGAAATTGCTTATTTTCAGGTTCCTCAACTTATTGATGAAACGGTTTCAACGAATTTTATGACTCAAAGTTGTCCTGATGTTTTGTTATTTGCTTGTCTTTTGGAAAGTGCTTCTTATTTAAAGGATGATGATAGAATTAGAACTTGGCTAACTTCTTATAATTTGGCAAAAGATGCGTTGAATAAGGAAGACATACAAAGATTATACGATAATTACAGTGTCAATAGAGGAGCAACTAATTAATGCCTGTTTATGCTAATCAATTTGGTGCTGTTCAGACTGCTTATATTGCTTATGCAACTTATGATTTAAAGACTGCTTTATTGCAATTAAATTGGCCGACTTCTTATCAAGATTCACCTAATGTTGTGGCAGCTTATATGGAGTTTACCAATGTAAATAATACACCAACTCCTAATGTTCAATTACCTGATGCAACACAAGTCAGTGTAGGACAAAACTTCATTGCTAGTAATCTTGGGAGTAAGACGATCTTTCTGTTGGATGGGGCTGGTAACGAATTTGATAGTATTCCTCCTCTTTCCGAGACTGTTAGCAATATTAAATATTATATCTTAGTAGACAATAGTACGATTGCAGGGGTTTGGCATATTGTAACATTTGGAGCGGGAACTTCAGAAGCGACTGCCGCACAATTGGCTGGTTATGGATTGAATTCTTTAATTATTGGCACATCGGATGGAACAAAGCTTAATACTCAGATTAATCCAACAATATTAGATAATAGTCTTATATCTTATAATATTCAACCGACTGATTACACAAGTTTATTGGTTTGGACGGCTGCCACGGGTAATATTTATTTACCTGCAACGAATTCTTCTCCTATTCCTCCTGCTGTTCCGCCTGCTTATTATGTAGCTATTAACAATGCAGGAACGGGCATTATAACTGTTTCTTCTAGCGAATCTGGAATAGGCATTCAAGGAGAATTAAGTATTGATGTCGCTCCTCAACAAACTTTAATTCTTATAAGTTGTGGGACTGCCCAAACAATCAACGGAAGACCGACTAAATGGTTTACCTTAGGATTTGGTCAGGAATCTACAGTAGGAATTACTTATCTTAATATCCCTGTCGCAGGTAATAGCAGTATCTATTTAACCACGAGTCAAGTTAGTAACGAAATATTAGAATTCTCAGGAACTTTAACTGGAAATATTTTTGTTTATTTCCCTAATGTTCAAGGTCAATGGTCTCTTTATAATAATACGATGGGTGATTTTACATTGACCATTCAATTAGTTAATACAACTCCGACCCCTATTGGAACGCCTTATGGAATACCCCAAGGTAATCGTGCGATTTTTTATAGCAATGCTTTATCTTTATTTAATATTCCTGAACCTAGCGGCACAGGAAACGTCACTTTTATTCCCCCTACTCCTACATTAGCAGGTATTATCGCCACTTATGCTGATACAACTGGTCTTAATATAAACGCTTCATCAGTTAATATAGGAACACTTACTCCAACTTTATCATTAAGTCCCGTTACAGCAATTGAGAATTTGAATGCTATTTCATTCGCCGAAAGTGGAAATGGTCTTCTAATGCTTGGAAGTCAAGTAGGGATGGAGATCATTGAACAAAATAGTGAAGTTTGCGCTATCTTTAATGGAGGTCTTCCTAGTGGAGGATTGAGGACTATTAATACATTGGTTGAAATAAGATCACCTCTTTCGACACCGATGGCTCTTCAGTTATCGCAATTAACTACTCCCTTACCAACACCTCTTAGTGGAGGAGCAGGCCTTATTGCTTTTAATTTATCGGCGAATGAATTCCAAGGATATAACGGCACTGAATGGGTGACATTAGGAGGAAGTAGTGTGTTGCCTGCTTCTGGTATCATTGTAACGGATGGCTCTGGGAGTCCATCAGCTGTTTCCAATCTAGTTGATACCAGTACAGATGTGTACGCTACTGGAGGAAACTTACTGCTTGGCTTAGAAATTACTTCAGGGGGTAATAGTAATACAGGTTTTGGCTTTCAGGCCTTAGCTGTGAATGTGGGGCAATACAATTCTGCTTTTGGTTACCAAGCCCTTGCGAATAATCAAAACGGCACAGAAAATACGGCTTTGGGTTTGTTTGCTTTAGCAGAAAATCAGACAGGAAGCCAAAATACCGCGTGTGGTCAAGGGGCTTTAAGTCGAATAACAAGCGGAAACCATAATACTGCCATCGGACAAAGTGCAGGGGATCAATATACAGAATATGATTATTGTGTATTTGTGGGAGCCCAAGCTAATGCCAATAATGGAAATTTACAATATTCAATTGCTATGGGATATCAATCAGCTGTTGGGTCAAGTCAAGCAATTGTTATTGGCGGTCAATCGATTGTGGGAGAGAATGGGGGAGGATCGGAAGATACAAACTCGATCATTGTTGGATATAACTCTCAAATTGGCACAGATGATGGCGGCCCTGGTACGTCAAACTCAATTATTCTTGGAGCGAATTCATATATTGGCCACGCAACAGATGAAATTGATAATTCAATAGGTATCGGCTGTAATATTAATATTGAAGTAGCCAATAAGCTCGTTCTGGGAAATAATTGTGCGGTTGGTATAGGAACTTTTGCTTCTGATTCCGCTCTTCAGATAGTCGCTCAGACCAATGCTGATGCATGGCTTCATATAGGAGCACCGAATGCTGCTCCTGCGTCAACTTCCTCAAATGATACTATCATTTATAATAATGTAGCTTCTAGTACAGGATTCTTGGCAGTGATGGGTTCTCAAGGGTATTCAAGTGGGAATCTGGTTACGGCTAAGACAAATGTGACGGCTGGAACGGCAACTTTAACAGCAGGGGCTATGACGGTAATGACAACGGCGGTTCAAGCTAATTCTATTATTCTGGTAAATTATAACATGATTTCAGGGGTAGGAGGCAGTCTAAGTGCGCCTGCTGCTGGTCGGAGCGTAGGGGTTAGCTTCACTATTAATTCCACCATAGGAACAGATACAAGTACGGTAGATTGGGTAATTATTAATCCACTGTAGGAAAATAAATCATGCTCAATTATTTAATTGGTATTATTCATTCTCAGAACGGTATTCAACGAGATTGCACCGCTTATGCTTCTAAAGCTTATATAGGGGGCTTATGGGTTCGATTTTATGAAGGTCATCCAAAAAAGATTGGAGGATGTAAGTTAACTAATTTTGGAACAAATACTATTATTAGAAGTTTATTTTCCCTTCCTCAAAGTACAGGAGGAATTTATTTATATAGTGGTATGAATCCCCCCGATTCCATAGCAGGAAGTGTATCTTATATAGAAATAAGTATGGGTGGAATATCTTCAGGGGGTGTTGATCGGACTCCGCTTAGTTGGACACCGACTCCTAATATTATCTGGAAATTTGATTCAGGAAATTTTACAGGAACTGCTGTATCTGATCTGGAAGTTGTTTCTACTCTAATTTTTGCGAATCCCATTCAAGAAGATATTAGTAATACAACACTATATCCTGTTTTTGCGGGAAATGTTAATGATGAATTACCTCTTGTGCCTCTTTCTTATAGCGCTGACACGGGTGGTGGACCAGTTGAGGCTTCGGGAGGAATTCTAGTTTGTCCTCCTGTACTTGTTGTTCTACAGGGTGGAAGTATCAGTTGGAGTCGATTTGACGGTGGATTAGGAATTAATGATCCAAGTGTTTGGCTTAAAACGAATACTTTACCTATCTCTAATACAAAACTTGTGAGAGGAATTAATATATTAGGAGGAGGAAGTCCTACAATCTTATTATGGTCTTTGAATGCTCTTTATCGAGCAAGTTTTGTAGCCAATCCTATTACAGAAGGACCAGAACCTCTTACTTTTATCTCTACAACTATTCATCCTAATATTTCTATTATATCTGCTAATAGTGTTGTGACTTATGATCAAATGGTATTTTGGATAGGAATTGATCAATTCTATGTCTATAACGGAATTGTTCAAAGTTTACCTAATACTATGAATAACGATTGGTTTTTTGAGAGTGTCAATCAATCAGCGCTATCACGAATATGGGGAGTGGCTATCCCTCGATATAAAGAAATCTGGTGGTTTTATCCAAGAGATACAGCTACTGAATGTAATGCAGTTATTATTTATAATGTTGAACAAAATATTTTTTATGATAATACCATTCCTTCTGGATTACCTGCTGCTGTATATCCTTTTACACGCAGTGCAGGAATAGGTGCAACGGGAAATTATCCTTTTCCTATTTATGCTGACAATACCTTAGTAGCCAATCCGAATAATCCACTTTCTAAAACTTATCCTATTTGGACACATGAACAAGGTGTTGATCGTGTTATTCAAAATCAAACTTTTGCTATTCCTTCTTATTATACGACACATTTGATGGATTTATGGAGTCAAGATGGCACAAATTCTAATCTGTTAATTAATCGTCGCATAGCTCCTGATTTTCAACAAATCGGATCAATGACAGTAACAGTTAATTCTTTAATGTATCCTAATAGTGTTCCTATGGTGGATGGTCCTTATCCTTTTACTCAAAGTACGGAATTTATTGATCTTTCTTCACAAGGGGGATTATGTAATTTCACGTTTGAATCAAATACAATAGGGGGAGATTATTTTGCTGGCAAATCTTTATATTTCTATTCTAAAGGAGATACATTAAAGTAATGGAAAATGGAATAATAATACCTTTGAGAATTAGTTTTAATAGATGGACGGATCATCTTAATCAAATATTACCGAATCTATCCATACCGATATCATGGGGAGAAGAAAATTGGAGAGAATGGGCTAATCAATTGATTAGTACTAATTCACTTTCAACAGTTCCTGTAGCAACTGAATTGAATTTTCCTAAAAAGGAAGATTGGCGAAAATGGGCCACTTATTTTATTACAATTATAAATTTACCTTAAATAAGGAATGAAAAAACAAGGAGAAATTATGTACACAAATCTTTATGCCGGTGGAGGAAGATTAAAAAGAGGAAAGATGGTCATTGCTCATTTTAATCCTCATGAATTGAATGGTCTTGATTATTTGCAAGGGAAAAAAGAAACATGTCCTCGTTCTGGAATGAGGTCTTATTCTCATTTAGAAGAACTTCTAAAAAATCCTCATATCTTAAGAGGTGTAATGCATCATGTTGAAGGAAAAGTAAATCCAAAAAGACATGGACACGCTGGCGGTGGTCAACCTCATGATTATAGAAATCCTCAATTAAATCGCATGGCTGATGAAGGAGTTCATGGTGATAGTGAACTAGCCCTCATTGGACCTCACACTAAAAATGTATTGGATCATTTAACCGCTATGGAAGGCTATCCTATAACGCATAATCCTCATACGGGTCATCCTCATTATGGAATACTTGATGGATTATTAGGAGGATTAAGCTCTGTTATTTCTAAAATCCCATTGATTGGCCCTACCTTAGGTAAGGTTGCTTCAGGGATTGGTAATTTCTTAGGTACGCATGCTTCTACAATTATTCCTGCTGCTACTGCTGTTGCTCAACAAGCTTTGCCAGCTCTTGCAGATAAATTAGGAGCAGGAGACACAGGACGCAATCTAGCCCAAATAGCTAATAATGCGATTAATTCAGTTACCCAACAATATTATACTCCTGATCAAATTGCTCAAGGTCAACAGTTAGCAAATCGAGCTTCTCAATTTGGACAAGGCCTTTATAATTCTTATCAACAGGGTGGAATGCAGCAAATGGGTCGTGATCTAGGAGGCCAAGCTTTGAATCAAATGAGTCAATATGCAGGTCAATATGGGGGCGGAATTCCAGGTCAATTAATGAGTCAAATGGGACAAGGTCTTCAAGCGGGTCAATCGCTGGCTGATATTGCCAGAGGAGCTGGAAGAGGAGCTTTACAACAGATGGCGGCCTATGGTCAATAAGGTCACAACCTTAATAATTTAGGAGAAAGGGTATTCTATGACTTGGCAAAATTCTAAAAAGCCGAAACTGTTGTTGGCTCATTTTTCTAAAGATGAATTGCAAGCTCTTGATACCATTCAAGGAGGACCTTCTATTGATCCAGCTACTGATATTCGAGACTATCGTAAATTAGGTGAATTGATTGAAATTCCTCAGATCAGAGAAATATTCTTAAAAGTAAAAAATGAGGTGTTAAGGGATTTAAAGCCTGATGATAAATTAGACTCTCCTTTGAAAGGAGCCTATCAAGTAGCACCAAAGATTTTGCCACCTTTTAAAGAAGTAAAACCAGAAAATCCTATGGCGGAGAAAATAGGGGAAGAGGGAATAGGGGGTGATACAGAAATTGCTTGGATTCCAACCAATCTAGCGGCTTTCTTTATTGAGATTAATAATGGCACCATTCGTATTAATCCTTATACAAAATTCTTAATGTTTGGATGGGGCAATTTCTTCAAATCCATTGTAAGAATCGCTGCTCCTATCGCAGCGATAGCAGCAGCTCCTTTTACAGGAGGAAGTTCTTTAGGATTATTAGGGAAGGCAGGGGTAGCAGCAATGGCAAGTGGGCTTGCTCATATAGCAACAGGAGCCAAACCTGGAGAAGCTTTAAGGGCAGGTATATTAAGTGGTGCAACCCAAGGATTAGGATCATGGGGAGCGGGTATGACTGGATTGTCTCCTGCTATAACTCATGGATTAGCCCGTACTGGTTTAGAGATGGCACAGGGTGAGAAATTTAAAGATGCAGCCATGCACGGATTAACTCATGGGGTTATTCATCGTGGAGTAGGAAAAATAGGAGAAGCTTTTAATCCTCAAGATGCTTCTTCCAAAGGAATGATTCATACAGCAATAGGTTCTTTACCAAAGAATAATCCTACATTAGTAGCTCATGGCATAGAAAATATAGGCTCTAAAATTAGCAATTTCTTTAGCAATCCAGCAGTGAGTGGTGCAGGTAGTTTATTACCGTTAGCAGCCATGGGTGCTTTAAGTTATAAGGGACAAAAAGAAGCTTATCAGCATGAAAACCAAAGGCGAGAAGAAGCTAAACGGGAAGCGGAAAAGCTCAAACATGACACAGGATATTACCTTCCTTGGCGTCGGCTAAGTGCTAAGGATATAAAGGTGAGGCCTAATCCTGAGTTTTTCAATCCAACTGATTGGGAAAGGGAAACGGGGGCGTATCCATCCCCTTTCTTACCCGAAGAAGAGGGAGACATGCCTTATAGAAAAGGTGGTCACGTTAAGAATCCTATTTATCATGATCAGAACAAAGTTCATTCAGAGGTAGAAGGGGTTTTAGTAAAGGGTAAGGGTAAGGGGCAGCAAGACCTTATTAAGACTTCTGTTCCTGAAAATTCTTATATTGTGGATGCTTCTGCTACCAGTATGTTTGGGGATGGATCATCGGATGCGGGCGCTAAAGTTCTAAAAGAATTTGAAGATCAAATTAAAAGAAAAGCACCGAAACATCATGTGGTACAATTAGCACATCATATCAGTTCAACTGCCAAGCAACTACCTGTCTGGTTATCTGATTCTGAATATAAATTTGATCCTTTAACGGTTTCTTTATTAGGAAAAGGAAACAGTAGAAAGGGTGCTCAGCTATTAAAGCAGATGATTGAGAATATTCGAGAAGAGAAATCAAAAAAAGGTGCAGGATTACCTCTTAAGGCTAAATCTCCTTGGCATTATTTAGAAAATAGAGGTTAAAAAATGCCAAATGGATTTCAGACTGCTCCTACCACTGAAGAAACAGAGCAGCTTTTAAAAACACAAGGAATCGCTCCTTTTCGTACTCATGAACTGCATGAAATAGCCATAGAAGCTCAAAAGAGAGCAAGATTAGCTGAAGCAAGAGGAAGATTTGGGCCGAAAGAAAGAGAAGCTAAGAAGGCGTTAATAGAAAGAGCAAAAGCAGAGTATTCTCCTTATCAGACAGGAGAAGGAGAGACTCTTAATGTAGAGATTCTTCCAGGATTTGAGACATCTTTTACGCCCCTTGAGCTTGTTAAAATCTTAAAAGATGAGAATTTTGCTCGCTCAATTTATAGAAAAGCTACTCATATTGAGAATCCGTCCCGTGATGCTATTAAATTCTTTCAACAGCGTATTGAAAGAACTTATCCTACTCTGCCTGAAATAGTACAAAAAGGTATGAGGAAAAAATATTTCTCAGAATATAGTCCTTTTGCACTTCCGCCCAAAACTGAAAGAGAAAAAGTCAAAAGAGAATTAGAGCAAGATGTAAAAAAGAAAGGAGAGGAATTCGATAAAGTATACGCTGAAAGAGACAAGATATACAAAACGCTTTCTGCAGCCCAGCAAAGAGAAATAAACGATAAAGTACAGAGCGCAGTTGTCGACTACGAGCACGCCAAGATGAGAGCTGCGTTATTGCCGACTACTGATTCAGTTGAACAACATATAATGTTAATAGGAAAAGCGCTAGAAGAAAAAAGAAAAGACCTTAGAGATAAACCATTTAATCATAGTACTCTAAAGTCTGTCATAGAACTTACTGAACGAAAACAAGCTCTTGAACTTCAAGAAACATTAAAAAAAGAAATCAGCGCAGGTAATATTACCAGTGTAGAACAAGCTAATGAGTTAATAGAAAAACAGAAGGATTTAGATCCAGGCGCCAAACGATATGTTCGTTCAGAATTAGAGAAATATTTTTCAGGTGCGTCAAAAGTTAGTAGAGAAGCTATGGAGGCTCCTTTATCTCCTGTTGATGAAAGCAAAACCTATAAACGATTAGAGGGAGTTCGTAAGCTTCGTGACTTAGAACGAAGTGCAGTACAGGTAGCACCTTTAAATATGAGGCATGCAGAAGCTGAAGATTTAGTAAGACGAGCTCAACAAGGGACTGAGGCAGCAACTGCAGCCCAGCAAAGGCGCGCTCAAAGAAGAGAAGAGGCCATTCCTCCTAGCCCTCAAATTCTAGGGGAATGGGAGCGGGGACGACAAGCGCTGGCAGAAGCCGATGCGCCTTTTCAAGAACAAATAGACAAGCATTTTAATCCTTATTGGCAGAAAGCTTATGGCGCTAGACGAGAATTATCGGAAGAACAATGGAAAAAAATTGAGCCTCGTATTCGGGCTAGTTATGTCTCAATGGGTGCCCAGAATTCGCCTGCCATGCATGAAGCTATAAAAACAGCTCGTATCCAGCATGAAGATAAATTAAGAAGAGAAGAAGATATTTTACAAGCTCGACTTTATGATCAAGCACGTCATTCCGCTGCTATTCAACAACAACATGCCTTAAGTCGAGGACGTGAACATGCTAGTTTAGGTCATCATCAACAAGAACAATTAACCAGAGAAGAAGTTTTAGCTCAACAAGCGGTTGCCCAACAAGCGGTTCGAGAACAGATGGATGTGGCGGCTATGGGACAATTAGCCCACCAACAGCAAGTTCAGAAACAAAATGAAATGCAAGCACAAGAAAGAGAATTTAATGAAGAGACAGCTCGTCCTCTGCAACTTTTAGAAGCTCAGTCAGCAATTAGCCGAGGTCTAACTCCTACCTCCTTAAGTAGCGTAGTCTCTATTCCTCCTGCTCCTGCTCCTCCTAGTGGTGCAAATGTTCTAGCAGGTGTGCTGGGAGCTGCTCAAGGGTTAAGGCAAGCAGTTGCCAAGGGAGGAAGGATCAAAAGCAAGTTTGCTCATGGAGGAATGCCAAGTTGGTCACACTTGAATCAACAACTCCAAGAGGATAGATATGCTCCTCAGCAAGAACGAATAGCTCAAGATTTAACAGATTATCAATTTGATCCTGTTCGTAATTTAATGAGTCGAGTTTCTCCTCATTTGATGATGGCTCGACAAGGTCAAGGTCATTATGCTATTGGCCATGGAATGGCAGAACATTTTAACGATCAGCGAGCAGCTTATGATAAGAGAATGCTGATGAAAGAAAAGGCTGCCAATCTTTATCATGCGATGAATAGATCATTAATGGATCAAAAACATTTCTTGGCAGATTATGAGAGTAAGAAAGCATCTCACGCAGAAACGGGTAGATATCATGATATCATGGCACAACATCATCAGAGGGCTGAAGAAGAAAACAGACGTCATCATCAAGCCGCTGAATCATTCCATGAGCAGTTATTAAATCAGAAATCTTCTCAGATTTCCAAAGAAGATAATAAAGCTATTATTCAAGAGAAAGATCGTATTAGGGATGCCATAAAATTACAAAGCACCCTTGATAAATTACAGAAATTATATGGAAGATTGGGTACAGGGCCTAATCGAGGCGCTTTAGCGGAGAACAAATGGGATACCACCGCTGCTCTCAGTGGAATGGGAAGTGTGGATGAAATTGCTGAAGCCAGAGCTTTAAGCAATAAATTAGTTACTGAGATTCATCAAACAATGAAGAACATTCCAAGAGCTCATGCTTTTGTGGAATTAATTCAGAGTGCTAAACCTAACTTTAGGAATCCTTCTCCAACTAATTTAAAAGTAATTGAAGATTTGCAAGAAGGACCTGCTATGGCGTTAGCCCATGCTAAAGCAGAATTAAAAGATAGAGGCATGAATGAAGAAGAAATTGACTCTTATATTAAAGAGATGACGTCTGCTACTCATTTACCGAAATCTAGATCGGCTTCTCATAACCAGCGTTCTTCTTCTTTTAAGAAAATGAGTACCAGAGAATTAGAGGCGTATCGCAATCAATTACAAGCAATGGTAGGATAAGATCATGACTCCTCAAGAAGCAGCTAGTGAATTACACCGTATTGATGCTGAACTTGAATTGCGTAAAGTTGAAGAAGAGTTAGAGCGTCGGAAAGAGACTAAACAGGAAGGCGTGCATATCGGACCTCTTAGTGATATTCCAAGGCATGGAGCTAGAACAATTAGAGATGTTATTGCTTCTACAGGTAATATTGTTGATTTTCCTTTCTTACCTTTCGAAGTAGCTCGTTATGGTGTTGAACATTTAAGAGGAAAAAACCCTAAATTTGGAGAATGGCTCCCTGGGACTGCCGAAAAGATTAAACACGGTATTGATACTCTCACAGGAGGATATACTAAGCCTCGAAATAAAAGTGAAGAGCTAGTCAGTGATGTCGTTGAGAGTGTTGGTACATTACCTGTTGGTACAGGAGTAGCGAGTATCACTAGTAAAATTCCTTCTTTCATGAAAATAGGAAAGATTATTGGAAGAATGTATGCTCCAACAGCTGCTAATATAGGAGCTTCAGTGGGTGCGCCTATCGCTGTTCGACGATACCAAGAATCAATTCCTGATGCAGGTCCTATCGGTACGTTATTAGCAGGTACAACAGGAGCTCTCTTAGGAGGATATGGTGCAGCTAAAAGCCCTGGTCTCTTGAAAGGATTAAGGCATCCAATAGAGGGAACTAAAAATGCATTTGCTGAATCAGTTGGAAAAGCCACGAAATTTAGTCCTAAGCGTTATAAAGAATGGCAAGATTTAGGAATTCCTTCTACCTTGGGATCGGCATCTGAATCCGTTCATCCTTTAGGCTTAGAATTAATCATGGCAAAAATGCCAGGAACTCATAAATATATTTCCCCTGTTCTACAACAGCGGATGGAAAAGATGGCACGAGCTGCAGGAATAAAAGAAAAAGATTTACGCCATGCTGTCGCAAATCCTAAAGAATATTTAGCAAAAGAAGGAGCTTTAACACATAAAGAGGCTAAAAGTGCTGAATATAAAGCTCATGAAGCAGGATGGGGTGAATTTGAAAAAGATTTAATCAGAAAACAAACCACCGCTGACATTGGAGATATCTTAGGGAAAATTGAAGATGAGTATAAATTAGGTGCAATTAAAAAGACTGATTTAAAACATTTTGAACAAACCTTTCCAGGTCAAGTTTATGAAGATCTTAAAGAATCTGTTAAAGATTGCAGTTCTCCTTCCGCTTTACCTGACTATAAGAAAATTGTTAAGGACTTAGAAAAGTACGGGTTATCAACAGAAGCAGCTCATAAATATGCTACTCAAATTGTTGAAAAAGCTACGTCTGAACCACCCCAAGCTTCCTTACAAGTTTTAAAGGATTTAAAAGAAGAAGCTTTAAATCGTTCTCAAAGTCCAACGCTCTCAGATAATGAAAAAATGCAAGCGACTGCTATTCATAATATGTTGCGAGATAAAATCGTTGATGTGATGGAACAACATGGTACTCCTGAACTGGTTAAAGGAGCTAAAGAAGCCAAACGATTATGGGCAGAATATGCCAGTTCTAACCAATCAGATATGAAACAAAATATTAAAGAACTTTTAAGAAAGAGAACAGAAACAGCAGCCTTTGAATCTTTATTCAATCGACAAAAGAAGCATTTAGAAGCAGCGAGTAAATACTTACCGCCTTCTCAAAAATTAGATTTAGCAGAAAGTATGATAGCTTCTGTCGGCAAGAAGGATGGTTATTGGAGTCCTGTTAAAGCCTTTAGCGCCTTTGATAATTGGTCTCCTAAAATCCAACAAGATTTCTTAAATCTTTTTCCCAATGCTCATCAACGGGAAAATTTTTTGAATGTTAAAAGGTTAGTGGAAGACAACAAAGAACGAATCCAAAAGATCGCCAATACTTCAGGAACAGCACCTACGGCTGCTGTGATTGATAGTGCAAAAACTGTTGCTAAGGCTTTAAAAAATATTGCCGTTGGAACCGCTACCGCAAAGGGTATTCAAATGGTAGCAGGTATGGAAGGACTAGCATTGTCTGGCATAGGTTATTTACTGGTTAAAGGAGGTGCTAAGCTTTGGACTGACCCTCTCTTTTTAGAAAGAGTTAATCGAGTGATGCAAGCCAAAACTCCTTCTTCAATGGGAAATAATTTATCTCTTTTATTAAGAACACCTTCTGTTAAACATTTAAAAAAGGTAAATAGATTATCTCCTTTAGTTGGAGAAAGAGAATTAGAAGAAGAGGAAGAATGAATCGGTGACAGTTTGTCACCGATTAAAATTGATAAATCAACCCTATTTTAAATTTATGGGTTCTATAATGAGTAGAAATATTCTCTAACTCTAATTGAGACCCCAAATCATAACTATATTCTAGACGAGTAATAAGATTAGGAAAGAAAATCTTTTCTGTTCCAAGGCTTGGGACAATACTTATTCTGTTTTTCTTTGTAGATTTCTTGCTAACAGAAGAAGAACTGTCATGATAAATGGTATGAATCAAGCTATTAGAGCTGCTTTCTATCCCTATCTTGAGATAAATCAGATGATTGTTCTGGATAATAATACCTACACGCGGCCCAATTGAGGTAACCCATCCTCGTTTAAAGGTCGTAGAGATATGATATTTTGTTGAAGAGGAAGGAGGGGGTGTTACGGAAGGAGTAGGAAAACTACTCAGAGGATGTGCAGGAACCGTAGGCGTCATAGTAAATGAAGATGAGAAAGAGCTCTTCTCTTCCATGTTAGGGGATTCTATTCCTGCTTCAATACCACAATAACAATCTCCTCTTGAATGGCCATATCCACCTATTAGAGTTCCTCCCCAATAGTTTGATTTGCTATTCTTATCAATTGATGAGAGTTGATGAGTCGTATCGTGGTGAGTAGTTATGTGGGGAGGAAATGTTGTTTGAGTATTGCGAGAAGTATGATGCGCAGCAACGCCAGCATAAAAACCATTAAATGGCGCGGCCATACTATTTTTAAAAGTAAAGATAATTAACAAGAGAAGAATTTTTATAAAGATCATTGTTAAGGCTATTTAGGTAAGAGCTATCTATATTCAATAATAATCGTTTTTATGAAATAAAACCAGGAAAACAATGAGGAAAAACAAGCTGAGAAGTAGAAAAAAAAGGGGGCGCCACAGCAAATGGCACCCCTATTAACGGTATGCAAAGTCAATATAACAGACGTACTAATTTTCATCAAGGTCCTAAAGGAGAAAATTTGTTAGAAAATCTCATCTATATATTTTAATTTTAAATAAATTAAAACGAACGGTATGTTTATTGTTAAGAATTTTAGATACACTGATATTTGTGTAACTCCTATTCCCATCACAAGATTTAATAAGAGAAATATACGAAGAAATTGAATATACATATATTGAGGATTATTATCCATTATTTTTATTATAAATACAGCTAAATTGTAACTTAAAGAAACTGCTCCAAAAAAGATTAAAAACCCCATAATTACCTCAAGAATGAGTGGATTCATCGCTGGCTTCCTTTTCTATTATGAAGAAATCGAATATACGTATATTGAGGATTATTATCCATTATTTTTATCTTTCTTCCTCTATTGGGACTGCCCCCTCTAGCATAGAAAGTAGTTTTTTCTCTTCTTCCTTTAAAGCCGTCAGAAGCTTATTATCATTTAAGAACTCAACCAATGTTAGGCTTGGGTCTCCTTCCTCGCCATTTGCTTGAGTATAAAGAAATAGTAAATACAATAACTTTTGGTTTTTCACTTTCTCTATTATCTTTAATAATTTGCGGGTTTCTGCTATTAGGTTGTAGGTGTCAATAGTCATTTATTCTCTTTCTTCTAACATAACTGGGGTTAATAAAACAAATCTCCGCATGAATGACTCTCAATAATTGACCAAAGTTTCTTTGTGATTTTATCCATCACTATTTCTTCCTCAGTAGTCATTTCAGTATGCTTAATTTGGTCTCTTAAATAATGCAATAACTCAAAAATTATTGCTATCAGATCATCTACTTTTAAAATATTCTGAAGACTATTTTTATCTAATTTAATCTTAATTTCATATTCGGTATCATCGTTCACTTTTCTTCTCCAGTAATGGATTTCTTGTTTTTCTTAGTCATTTATTCCCTTTTTTTCTTTTGTAGATAGCCCAATCAAGGGTATCTTGATTAAGCCTGTGACTTAAGGTTTTTAAACTTTTTCTAGAAGCTATTTTCTTGTAAAGAAATAATATAAATACAGCTAAATTGTAACTTAAAGAAACTGCTCCAAAAAAGATTAAAAACCCCATAATTACCTCAAGAATGAGTGGATTCATCGCTGGCTTCCTTTTCTATATGGTTAATATACTTAGTATAATATTCATTGAAATATTGCACTACTTGCGCAATTTTTTGTAAATCCTGGGTAGAAAGATTATGGAATTTAGCGAACTCACGTACATCAATACCTTGATTTTGACATAATATCTTTAATTTATTAGCGACCGAATTGTTTGGTTGAGCTTCTCTCTTATTAGCTTCTTGGTTATGAGTACTTGTATTTCCATCATCATCTTCTTGAGCTAATCCAATAATAGCTGCTAGAGAATATCGTCTAGCATAACTAATGACTGCACCAAAGGCCTGCATTTTATTTTGCATGGAAATCACTGTCGTATTTAAAGGAAAGGCAGATTTAATCCATTGACCTGAGGTATGCATTAATAAGGTAATAAGAACTAATTCACCCTCTTCTTTATCAATAAGCTGAGTAAGAGCCAGACCATTTTCTCTTAAAGGTTCTTTAACAGCGTTGATACAATTGCCTAAATCAGCATACTTATATTGATAACCACTGCTTTCTTTATGAACATTTTTTATCTTGCCTTGGGCTTCACATAAAGCTTTAGCAAGCTCTTTAATATCTTCACTCATCATGTGCATAATTGATTTTATCCTTTTTCGATTTATTTGAAAAATTTTGATTTCCTACTGGATTGAATGTAGGAAGATTATTCATCCATTCCTCGATCTCTGTTGAAATCCATCCTACTCGGCGTGAAGAAATAACGCGTTTTTTGGGAAATGAGCCGTCTTTTTCACGGGCCCAACGCGTCGTGCGACTTAATCCAGTTATTTCATAACATTCTTTTTCACCAATAAGTTTCATTTTGTTCACCTTAAAAAATTATTGTTTATTAGGGATAGCTGATTTCTTAAGTTGATGTCAAGTTTTTTTTAACATCTCTTTATGTTCGTTAAATTATTTTAACGAACATAAAGCATTAAGAATGTTCGTTAACTTTTAGGGGAAGGGAGTCTAGCCAAAACTAGAATTTGAAGATATTCTCAAACGAATAACTCTTTACAAAGAAGAAATATATGGAAGAAAATAAAAAGCCTTTACCCACTACTAAAGAAATCATTGCTAATTTTTTTTCAGAGAAGCAAAAGGATAAGACAAAATCAGCTAAAGAAACGTTAGAGAAATTCTTTAAATTATTCTCTGATATGCAGGATATGTATACTCCTTTATGTGATCCGCTTTCAAGAATAGTTCATAAAATCTATGAAACAAATAAAGCTTTTGATGCTTATGTTGTGAGTACTTATCCTAAATCTTTGTCTGATGAAGAAGTGACTAAATTAATTGCTGAAGCAACTTTTCATTTTAATTCTTTCAGAGATAGAATGGAACAAATAACCGCTATCATAAAGAAGATAAATTCTTTAAAAGAAATAAAAGAAGAAGGAGAGAAGAAGAAAAGAATTAGGAAGAATCATTATCCTGATTAATAGGATGTTTATTGAGCAGAAAATACTCTTCGTCTCGTATATAGGCAAAGATATGTTGATCAACAGTAAGAGGCCATACTCGATCTCTGCTTTTGGTAAAATCCCATCGACAGCAATGATAATAAGTAGTAGGGGCAACACCAGGAGAACTGCCTAAATTAATCTGATTAACATGCCATTCAGGCATTTCCTTTTTTAATCGTTTTCTAATATCTTCTACATAGGTATAGAATTCTAACTGGGTAACAGGTTCAAATTTATAAGGTTCTTCAACCTTGAATTTAAGTAAATCAATCATTATTTAATCGTTATTAAATCGTTATTAAATCGTTATTAAATCGTTATTAAATCGTTATTAAGAAGTTCTATTTCCAAATTTATACTTGCCTATATAGGCGCAGATTGCATTACCTTCTTTATCTTCCTTAACCTCTGTTAATTCCATTCCTTCTTGAAGACATTTCACATGAGGTTTTAAAAAATCAGGTATTGAATTTAAATCAATATCATCCTTGCTTCTATCAAAGAATTTTAATTCTTTTGCTGCTTCTGGATTCTTTAAAGTCCACATGTTTTATTTCCTCTTATTATAAAGTTAATTCCAACGCTCGTAATACGCTTCTAACATTATCTGTGAGAATAAATTGAGTCACCCATTTTTTTAATTCTGATAAATCAGCAGAGTATTCTACTTCTGAGTGTTCCACTCTTACTGCAAAGACTTGTTGGAATTTTCTTTCCTTTATACTTTCATGGTTCATTTTTCCAATAATCTCTTTAACGGTGTATTCATTAGTGCGAATGATAAGTAAGTCCCAAACTTCTGGCTCAATATCTTTAATTGGAAATCTCTTAATAAGATGATAATCAGGATATTTATTTTGAATGGTTTCTATAATATTTTGTATTATCTCTTCCTTGTTGAAATTTCTATAAATTTCTTGGGGTTTTTTAATTAATACCATTTGATTTGCTATGATTTTTCTAATAAAAGTAATTTTATGTTTTTACCCGAAATATTTTAGAAAGAAAAGGAAAAAATGATGGAAGAGACAGAAAATAATTCCGAGATTGTAGAAAGTTTGGAAGAGATAGAAGCGCCTCTTAATAATGTAGTAAATTTGGACATACTTATTGAAAAAGCTAAAGCTATTTTAGTCTTTGGAATTATTGATCCTCCTGCTGATGATAAGTTGAAAAGCGTTATAATGTATAATCTTAAAGGAGAATTAACTTTTGCTGATTACAGCAGTATCTGGAATATTTTAATAGAAAAAATGCAGCTAAAGATTAGAGACTTTTTACACACTGATGTAACTGGTTATAAGCAATTAGAAAATTCTTGGAGGAAATTAGATGATGGTGGAGTGGTGAGGGCTATGGTGAAGGATTTAAGCTGTTCTTTTACAGAGTACAGTGAATTTGAGTCTTTATTAACTATGCTTAAAAATAAGGAATAAAAAAAATGACGGAACAAGTTCAAGAAGATGAATATGGAAAAGCTGATGGAGTCTTGTTAATCAGGCTCTTTCGAGAGGGTGGAAGGTTAAAAATAATTGCTCATTCTTATGATAATGCTAACGATAATCAACCTCTACCGTTTGAAGAATTAATCAAATGTTGGTATGTTTTAGGAGAGGAGATTTGTGATACTTATCAAAGGAGGCTTGTGAACAGTCCTTCAGTCTCTACTTATATAAATAATTTTAATGACACAGCTAAATTCTTAGAACTTATTACTCGGTTATCGATAAAAATGATAAAGAGTTATAATGAATTAAGTCAGCAAAAAGAAATATCTACTCCTGAGGATGAAAACAAATGATAATATTAACTGAAGAATTTCCTATTAAGGGAGAGTGGTTAATTTCCTCTATCCAAGACCTTAAGAATACTGTTTCTGAAGAGAAGCCCATGGAAGATGAAAGAAAATATCTTAAAAGTCGTTTGGAGCTGATAGAGGAGGTCTTGATTCCTTTTATACGTCTTTCTCTTGACGCTCTTATAAAAGATCATGCAACTCTTAAGGAAGAGGAGCGCAGGAACAGGAAATGAAAGGCATCTAATGAAAATTATTCCTGAAAAGAAAGAAAAAGTTAGGTTAACTCTTAAAATTGAGGTAAGAGAAGAAAATATAATAGTTCTTTGCGATGGCGGAGGTACAGCACTGGACTGTTTAAATGCATGGTCAGCTTTAACAAAATCAATACTCTCTCAGGGAGATGATGAAGGATTTAGCGCAGAAGAGAATCTCGACTGTAGAAGATTACTGGCTAGAATGATGGGTGAAAAACTCGCGGAGATTATTGAATTACTTCCTTCTTTAAAGGCTGCCTCAAAGAAGCCACATTAATTCTTAATTAAGGGATGATACCTTATACTCAAAGCAAAAAGCGAAAGGATGCCAAATGGATTGGATTCAAGTTATAACACTCGGTTCTTATCTAACAGCCATATGTTTTTTCTTCTATTATCTTAATGAA